CGAATCAGTTGAGTTCCTTATTAATAGCACTGCTGAAGCAATTGCGGATGGTCGTATAACAGATGATGAGTATGATGCCATGCAAGAGATAATGGTTAATTTAAGAAGAGGAATGATACTAATAAAAAATGCTGATGCGAAAAGAATAGAAGAAAATAAAAAATGCCCTGTGTGTTCACATGAAATAATGACACCGCCAAACTATTGTGATTATTGTGCTATGGAAATTAAATAATGAATAAAAATATTTATGAATTAATAACGCCCGCAGTAAATGCTTTATGCGCTGAATTAGAGAAAATATATCCAGGCATAACAAATCATCAATATGAGAACGCTGATGAAGATACGACATTCTTCTCTCGATTAAGAATGGGCGTCTACATTGAATTAATCAAAGCAGGATTTATAAAATGAAAGAACTAGACATACAAGAATTAATAAACATGAACTATCGTGTTCTAACTCTTCTTGGTTTCGCAGCATCAATCGTTAGCGATTATAAAGAACTTGAGGCCTATCACGATAAATCCGACAAATGTGATTGGTTCATGAATGCTATACAAGCAGTAGTTTATGAGAACAAACCATTACCGAAATTACCATAAGGATATTTATGAGCTATTTAGATTTCAAAAAGCAATGCTGCGATATGATGATTAATTCTATGAAGAAATCAATCATGACACAACGCTGCGTTACGTATTTAAACATTTTTCTTGCTCTATTAAATGGATATAACACATGGAGTTCACCCAATAATATTTTCAGCGCAGTTGTAACAGGTGCGATAATAGCTAATGTCATGTGGTGTTGGGGACAGCTTGTGCTTCTCAAAGGTGATTTAAAACTTGAGAAAGAACATCTAGCTCGCATTGTAGAGATGGAAGATTCACAAGATTATAAAAATTCTTTAAAGGAATTAGAAACTCATAAGCAATACTACGAAGACATCATTAAATGGAAAGGCTTTCCTAATGTTGCCGCTCACGAAAATAAAACACCAGAATCAGTGTCGCCAAAGGTGGAAACACCGTAGTACAAACATCCAAAAGTTTTATGCCCTCGACTGGCCTAACCAAATAGGCCAGTACCGTCAGGACATATAGAATAGCAAGACCTAGTAATATCTGCTTAGCTGCTCGAAACTTATCTTTCTCTGTTATGTGGCCGATAATATTAGGCGTTTCAATACCGCGAGCGTCTATCTGCTTCGCATGGTAAAGCTCATGCAATATTTCATCGCCCATGTCTAACCGATTCATTTTTACCGAAAGATGAGTTGGGTTTCTTTATTTCCTTTTCTTGCTACGATAATGCCCTGAGTTTTATCAACCTCAGCCGCAATTCGTAACATGGCGAGCGCCTTAGATATTATCTCTGCTTTGCTTCCCACTCCAAAGTGCCTCATTAAACTTTCAATCGAGCCAACTGCTTTTTGGTCTAATTCTAATGTGAGTTCTGTCATATGAAACCTGTAAGTAAAGTCTAGGCCGCTATTTTGCACATTTAGAACTAAGAAGCAAGTGCCAGCGGCCTATCCATTGGATATTTCGATTATTTCTTTTTCGAGTGATGCTTGGGTTTATGGTGTTCTTTCTTGTGGTGCTCTTTTTTGTCATGCTTTGCTTTTTCCATATGGTGCTTTGCTTTTTCGTGATGATGGGCTGCCTTTTCCATGTGATGCGCAGCCTTTTTATGATGGTGCGAACCGTGTTTTTTCATGAGAAAATTCCTTTTAAAGTTAGTTGGCCAACTGTTATATTATAGAGATTATCTTGTAAATTAAAAGGACTTATGCTATGCCACTCGTCAAAGGAAAGAAAGCCAGCTCCAAAAAGGGCTTTTCTGAAAACGTACGCCGCGAAATGCACGAAGGTAAACCCCAAAAACAAGCCGTAGCAATTGCTTATTCTGAGGCTCGTCGAGGTAAAAAGAAATCTGCTAAAAAGAAGAAATAGGCGGCTTTTACACCGCCTTTTTCGTTAGGCTGCTTGCTCTTCCTGGGAAGGAGGAGTTTCTAAGGATTTCACTTTCTCTTCTAATCTTTTCACTTGGTCTTGCAGATGAGCAATTTGCATGAGCAAGTTCTTGCTATTGGTTTCAAGCAGTATAATATGCTTCCTCGCTTGAACCATCTGTCTTAAATTTTCGCAATAAAGACCATCTACCGCTTGCTTCTCAGCACGTTCTTCATTGATGACACCCTTCAGCGAGTTGTTCTCGCTCAAAAGCGCATCGTGATGTTGTTGCAATTGTTCTAGTTCCATGACAGTAAATCTCCTTGAAATTAAGAGCTTATATTCTAGCGGATTTTGAGATAAAAAAAAGGCGCTCTTGTGGAGCGCCCTAGTACAGTTTTTACGGAATCTGCATTATACAGATAAATACTCAGTAATGACCACAAGTCCTGGGGCACCTGCTCCACCAGCGACAGCGCCGCCGCCGTTATAGCAAGAACCACCTGAACCACCACCACCATAAGTGCCGGAGTCCGGAGCATTACCACTGGAACTGACTTGAGCAGCCACAGCGCCTTGTCCGAATAAAGAGCTTCCGCCTTCTCCAGAAGGAACAAGAACAGTTGTGATACCAGCGCCACCGCCATTTTTACCTCGTCCGCCCACGACTGTGAGGTCGCCAGTACCAGCCACACCACCAGCGCCACCAAGGGATTGAGCGGCCGCACCGGCATTACCACCACCGCCAGTACCACCTTTACCGACGCAGATGCTACCAACGGATGTATCGCCACCATTGCCACCTGCATTATTTCCCGCTGTTCCCGCGGTTCCCGCTGCACCTATTGTTACGGTTTGGCTTGCGCCTACAGTTGCAGCCGTAGAGACTTTCTTAGCATAGCTTCCACCACCGCCACCACCACCTGCTGCGGAGCCAGCAGATGTCGCGGTTCCCCCTCCTCCGCCACCACCACCCACGGCTTCCATGACACAATATTTCATGCCCGTTGTCGGAGTATAAGTGCCAGAACCCGTGAAGACTTGAACCGCAACTCGTGTAATGACCGCTGAGGAGGTAAAAGAAAGAACTGCACTAGCATTTGTAATAAGTGCACATCCGGCTGCGGAACCGTCAGCAGCGGGCAATGTGAGCGTCAAATCAGTTGATTGCGCAGTTGCCACCGTCAATGCAGTAAAATGCGTATGAGCAGCATTATTTAACTGAATTTTTCCTGAAATGGTGCTTGTAGTATCATAAAATATAAACTGACCATTTTTTGAACCAAGTAACATTGGCACCGACGAATCGCTACCTGTAGATGAAAGTAATGGACCTGTGCCAGTTGCAGAATTTGTTACTTCAATGTAATTAACCGCGCTCGCAGTGGATGTGAAATGCAGGTAATTATTACCATTAGAGTCTTGGATAGCCGTTGGAGCTTTAATAACGCCAGTCAGGCCAGTCAAAGAGGTAATATCAGCATTCGTGCCTAATTGTGCGGCGGATAGATTTGATCTAGCGCCTGATGCCGTAGTTGCCCCTGTACCGCCCGATGCCACAGGAATTGGCAATGCCACGCTATATTGCGCAAAAGTGATGGCATCAGTACCCACAGCCGTCACAGTTGCCGTTTCAATCCAGCTTGTATTAGCCAGCGTACTACCAGCCGTGACGACGAATATATCGCCAGGATTGATCTGAGATGGAGTGTCGTAGTCTGTCGTACGAGTCAGCACCCAGTTCGCGGCACCAGAACCCACCGTTGTGACCTTATAATAACCATTCTGAAACGAAGAAGCTTGGTTTTTGATCAAAACTAGGTCGTTCAGATTGGCATTAACGCCATCCAGAGCAAATGCAGCCATAGCACCGGCGTTCGTTAGAGTTGCCCCAACGCCCGCCGTACCGTTGTTATAGGTAACGGTCAAAGCGCCAGTAGTCGCCAATCTTGCGATAAAGACCGTCGCAAAGTTAGCAATCTGTGTATCAACATAATTTTTAGTAGCCGCATCTTGTGCAGCCGTTGGGTCTGTCACCGCATTAATTTGGTTAGAACCCATATTGATTGCGCCAGTCATCGTGCCACCAGAAAGCGGCAAGAATGATAGATTCGCATTGAATAGAGTCTGTAATTGAGTCAAAGATTCTTGGTACGTTACACCGCCTTGCACAACAGGAAAGATGTCAGTCAACGCGGCGGACGGAACCGCAGGTAATGCACTTATTTTTACGCCAGCCATAGCAAAACTCCTTGATAGTTAATCCATTAACTAACCATTTTCCGTGAGCAAGAGACTGCTAGTTTCGGTCAGAATGTCATCGCTTGCTTCTGTCAGAATAGCATTTTGTTCACCAACGCCGCCTGCGGCTTCCGCATAATAGATAATCGGTATATAACCACTAGGCCACCAGTTCATAGAAAATCCTCTTAAAATTAAGAGGGGGTTTTATCCCCCTCCTCATTGTTACGCTACGCGTTGCACCAATACGGAGATAACAACGGCACCAGCAGTGTAGTCCGTTGTACCACCAGCGTATTTCGCAACCAATGCAGCACCAGCAGCAGTTGAGGTGTTCATTGCAACTGTGCCTGGCAATGGGTTGCCACTTCCGCCCCAAACGGTATTGACCGGTGTTCCAAGCAATGCAGCGGTGATACCGGCATTGTTGTAAGAGGTTGTACCATCTGTGACTTGTAACAATCTGTCGCCACCGCCGCCGGATAAACCAGATGCGCTGTAGTTCATCAGAATGTTACGGACTTTATACTGCTTGCTTCCGCTTGAAGCTTGGATGGTTACTGAACCACCGGACGCCAAAGCTGCTTGACCGCAAGAGATGTCTTGCCAGACTAAGTCTGAGATCGCATCAGGGCTTGCAAAGCTTGTGAAAGCATATTTATTTGCAGCCTGTGAGAAGCCAAGATTGGTCACAGCAGTTGAAGCACTTGCTAAATCAGACAAGTTATTCGCAACTTGTAAAAATAGCGAAGAACCGCCAGCAGTAATGGTCGTAAAGTTAATATTATTAGCTGTACCAGAAGCAGGAGCGCCGAGGGCTGCGGGTAAAGGTTCAACCACAGTCCACACCGAACCGCCATAAGTTGTACCTGCTGAAACAGGAACAAACTGACCGCCACGGATTTGCTCACGGCATTGGAAGTCACCACGACGTTGTAGAATTGCCGCAACGCCTGTAGCACCTGCTTGAATGCACTGATAGATACCATTCTGATAAGCAGAAGACTGACCAGAAAATAAAATGAAGTCATTCAGATTTACAGCAACGCTATCAATCGTCAAAGCGCCGGTTGCATAAGTGAATGTGGCTCCAACACCGTTATTCAACGGACCATTGTTGTACGTTCCAGATTGGTTAGATGCAGCAACCAATCGCACAGCGGCAAGCTGTGTTGACGCATTTAAACTTTCAATTGTCGACATTGTGAAACTCCTTTTAAGTAATTACTTTTTTCCTAGGCCTAGTTGTTGCTAGCTAGCAACGATAATATTAGAAGCTGTCGTCCCAACCGAATTAATGCGTAACGAATAAATCGGATGAACAACGCCAGCCGCTAATCCAACAAACGTGATCGTGTTACCGTCCCACGTTTCAATCGATACGTTTCCAGTCGTACCAACATAAAGACCACGCATCTTTTCTCCATACTCAACATCGAGTGTTGGAGAAAGAAATTTTGCATAGCCTGATGCTGTACGCGTCGGACCCGTAAACGTATTGCCATCCATCGGAGGCAATTGTTGAATCTGTTGTGATGCCATTAAATTATCTCCTTATAATTTGATGAACACGTTCATGTAAGTCGTCGGTTGGATAACGTTAAAAGCTTGTCCTCCACCCGTAGACCCAGTGCTAGCAGCACCACCCATATTGCCACCAGAATTAAATAAGCCCCCACCAGCGCCAGTCATAGTAATTGCAGTGTTTGGCGATAATGGCGGATGAGTGTGTGGTACTAATTCACCTACTGTCATGACGTGTTTATCTTCACCATTCGTTTGACCCAATGTGTATGGAGTCACTTGAATGTTTCCGCTTCCATCGGATGAGAACGTCAATGCCGTATTTGCGAGTGCATTTAGATAAGTGCTCGCTAATGCAATGTGAGTTGAATCAACTAGAATTGCATAATAAACGACGTTACCTGCAAATCCGCCTGGCAATGGTCCGCCATTCAAGATGATAGGAACGCCAGTAAAATATCCAGCAGAACTAGAAACAATAAATTGAGTATTTGAAACACCGATGTTTGTTGTGAAATTGGTTTGTATTTCAGTATTTAAAGTTCCCGCAAAGACACGACCCAATGCACGAGTCAATGCCATTGGTTTATTTGCAGAGAAGTCAGCGATAGCGCTTGCGCCGCGTCCACCAGTCACAGGTGCGTAAGTATCAGTGACGCCATTCCAAATCATGTTGTAAAGCGGGAAAGTATCGATATTGGCTCTTGCCGTTGCACTCGATGATGCGCTTCCTATCGTTCCATCATTCATCGCAATCCAACCAAAAGGCGCGAAATTATTTACGGCAAATCGAGTATCACCGGTGCGCGGCGTATTGATAAGACCATCAATCATATCGTATGTGTGATAGTCTTGATCAGGTGCTACATCACCAAGATAAATTGCGGGCTTTGTGAAATCGATACTACACGCAGCACCTAAAGGATATTGAACTTGCAAGAACAATCCGCTATTTCCGCATTGTCCTAAATTCTTTCCAAGAACTGATGGCACATTCGCAGTGACTTGGAATTTATTCCAGCCAGAGGTAAGTGTCAGAGATTGAATGGTGGTTGTAACGGCCGCTGATGCCGCAGAGCCATCACCAAAAAATTGCATCCATTGAAGATTAAGCGTATTTGCGCCTGAATTAACGCGTGCCCAAATCGTCAAAGTCACTTGTTGATTTGTGAGATTTTGAACGCCACTTGTTATAGGAAACTGCACATATTTAAAAGTTTCCCCTGATGGCGTGTTCGTACAGGTATAACGCAAATATTGTTCTGGCGTGACATCCCCAGTAAATGGCGTTGTGCCAAGTGTGAAATCGATAAACTGCAATTGATCTGTTGCAGTGAGATTGTTTTTGTTAAAGGTAATATCCGGTCCTGCTAATGAAAGCGTTGCCGCAAATCCTGTATTGGCACCTGGCGCTATCGTGAAAGACGTCGATGTAATTGGATTAGGAGATGACCCAAAATTGCGGTACATGACATTATTAGCGACCAGATTCTCAAGATCGAGCGCTGTAGTGATGACGCTTCCTCCGCCACCAGAAGGTGGAGAGAAATCATCGACCGTCCATTGAAGTACGCCATTTCGGTCATAAACCTCAATGTAATAGAGTTGATTCGGGTTATTACTGTCAAATTCCCAATAGAAAGGCCCTTGAGAGCCATTTTCATCAAATAAAACGCCTGTGATGTTGGTATTGGGAATTGCTATATAAGGCCAAGGAAATTGACCAGCGGGGTCTTGAAAGATCAATTTGACCTGTGTCGGGTCAAGGTTGCTAAAAGTGGCTAAATAACCACCAGCTAGTGGCTTGCCAACCAGATCGGCAATGTACCACTTCGGATTAATCGCTAAACTATAAGTTATCGCCATTATCTAACTTCCTTGTCAGAGTACAGCCATTTTAACTAACTTTTTAAGGTTTAAATACTACTTCCCTTTCCCATATTCATAGCCCAAATAAGCGGCACCCGCGGGAAGACCGTACTTAAGACTTTTCCCTAAAATATTTTGCCCTGTTTTATAACGACCAATCCGTGTTTCAAGACCTGGATGGAAGTTCAAAAGATTCTTCATAGGCAATGATTCTTCATCAAGCACTTCAATAAGATTTTTTGGAACCTTCCTGAAATCTTTATTGACCATGTTCACAATCGCATTGTTCATATTTTCGTTGTAGTACGTTTGTTGTAGTGTACGCCAATCATTACGCGCACCTTGCAACTTTTCAGCTAAATCATTATTGCCTGTATCAACAAGATGTTTTTGAATCGCTTGATTAATCTCATCTCGTTTCTCAAGCATCTCAGCACCTTTCATGCGATCTGCTTCTGTGCTTGAGCCTAAATTCTTTTTACCCTCTGAATAGAGATCAGTTTGCAATTTTCTTAATGAATTGTAATCACCATATTCAGCACCCGTTAAGAGCTTGTCGTATTTCTTAATAGATGGGAAATAACCTCTCATCGTTTCAAAGTCAACGTTAGGCATACTTCCAGTTGGTAATTGACCGATACCGCGTTTATTTACTTGGCTCGAAACATCATTAAATGCGGTGGTTGCTCTGTTATCCAAAGCATCATGGGCATTTAATATTTCATTCTTAATTGCTTTCTTTGTCGTAAACAATTGAGTTGGTTTCACCATGCTTGCAAGTTTAGTTGCTCCCGCAATAGCTGGAAGATTTCTCACTGTTCCACGAATCGCTGCTTCACCAGGATATTTTGGCTCCCCAAATAACTGATTGATTGCTTGCGTTGTATCTTCAGGCGTAATTTTTGCAAGCGCATTAGTCAATGCTTGAGGAGTCAAATTAAGCCTTTCAGAACCATAGCGAGAAACATTCAATGGAAATTGTGCTATTGCATTAATCAATTCATTTCCACCAGCGAGTGCTTGTCCTGCTGCATGAAATGGATGTTGTCTCATCTGACCTACTGGATTTAATAAACCAGGTATTTCAGTTTTGGCTTTTTCCCAATAGCCAGGTAAAGAATTAAAACCGCGCATAGCCGCTTCGCCAATGTCGCCAATGATGCGACCTGGAGCATTTTTTAATGCTTGCCCAAAAGTCTCAGGATTAGTCGCAACTTCCCATTCAGAGGGTTGCGCCTGAGATTGTTCTGGCGTGCTTGTTGCTAGTTCCCATTCTGAATCAGACATTCGGCACCCCTAATTCTCTAGCTTTAGATGCTGGCATTGTTACAACTTGTCCTGTCTTTTTATTTCTAACGTGAACAGGATAATCAAGCATCTTTTCAACGTTAGAACGAATCGCAGGACCATTAACCATTTTATCGGCCGCTTCCATCGCCTCCCCACGATTCATTTTTTTCTTGTCCATCAATTCAGAAGCAATACGTGAACGCTGTTTTGACATTTCATTAAAAGCTTCAATCGATGGTAATTTTCCTAAAATGACATTGAATGTGTCATCAGGATTTATTTTCATGTTATTCGCCATCGTGACTTCTTTATCTAAAATTCTTCCACGAAAACCCATCACTGTTTGAGCAACAGCGTTTTGTGCAGTTGTGATGAAATCACCAATCAGTTTTTGTTCTTCAGGAGAACCTATCTTAGATTTCATATTCAATTGTGCACCTTGGAACCAAGGATAATTACGCATGTTTTGAAATATAGGATTAGTCACAATTTCATTCATGTGCTGCAAAGGAACTTCAGCTTGAATAGCTTGCTGATATTGCTGATCTAATTCATCGATAGCTTTCGCACGAATCGTTCCCTGCTCTTCTCTTTGCTTAACAGTCCCCTTCGCTTGTCCAACGTTTTCAAAATAATCTGCATTGTTGTTCAAAGGTTCTTGATAAGAAGAGTTGTAAGCCGGTGTTTTATTTCCTGCGTTTGCAATTTCTTGTGGAGACGCTACAACATTATTTCCATTCTGGTCGTAGCTCATACCTGAATCTGCACCGGTTCCAGGTGTGCCTTGATTTCCTTGAATCACATACGAATCGCCAGGACGCATATTTCTAATCGCGTTCTGATCTTGTTGTGATAAATTGCTCGCACCCATTTGTGGTGTAGAAGGAGATTGATCTTGTCCACCAAAGAAAGCATTCCTTACGGAATTAACAGCACGTTGTAATAATCCTGGTTGCTGTTGTCCTTGCATTAATGCTTGCACCAAAGCAAAAGGATTTGCACTTGCTGGATTATTCACAAGTCCTAGCGCTGCTCGTCTTTGATCAGGCGTCATATTTGCCACAATATCTGAATTACCCAAAAGCTTCGCCATGTATTGTGGTTGCATGAAAGAAGAGTAAGCCAATTTGGACGCGGCATCAGCCAGTGTGGTCACAGGTGCATATTTTGCTTGAGCGCCTTTAATCACATTCTCTAAATTGCTATTCGTCAGCGCATTAATGCCGCCCATAGAAGTGACCAGCGGTCCTCCTGGCCCTACATTGGCGACAACTGACGGTAATGGAAGTGCCATAATTACTCCTTATAAGAACATCGCTGCGAGACTTAATCCACCGCCAATCGTGTTCCAGAAATCCTGATTCTCACCTGCTTTTTTGCCATACGCCGCTTCACCCATTTGCTGACCCAAATTACCGTACATATTGGTCAACGCATTAGCCGCATTTTGGCCGCCAGTCATTAAATTTTGCTGACCTTGACCATATTGGGTATTGATGCCCAAAACGTTCTGAAGCCATTGGTTCATATCTTGGGATGAGATATTGGCTGCATTTTGCTGCATTTGTTGGGCAAATGGGGTGCTTCCAGTCAAACCAGACGCAGACGCCGCATTGGTTCCGGCACGCATGGATTGCTGTTGCTGATACTTCGCCCAAGGCGATTCTTGGTATTGACCCATCAAGCCATTGATGAAACCAGAGGGATTAGACATCCCTTGGAGCCATTTTTGGTAGTCAGGAATCGCCCCAACACCCGCGTTAAAGAATGGGTTTTGGTAGCTTTCAGCCTTCTTTGCGTATTTCTGATATTGGTCCATAGCGGCATCATAAGGAGCGCCAGAGTCGCCAAATAGGCCACCCAACAGGCCTCCTAGGCCACCGCCAAATTGTGCCATTGTTCTTGGGTCCATAGCTCACATCCTTATGAGTTAGAACGATGTCCAAGTACCCGCTTTAAAATACTGGGCACTTCCTATCGTCGTATTATATATCATTTGTCCATTTTGAGGGTTCTGTAAAGCATCTCTTTGAGCAGTTGTCAACTGCGGCAAGAGTATGCCCCCTTGTGTCAAATACCCTATCAAATTCATGTAAAATGTAGCAATAAAATCTGTCCAGACGTCAGACATCTTTAAAGTGCCACCTTTTACAAGGTCGTCATAAACCGGAAATTGATCAAAATCATTCGCCATAACTACTCCGGCATCACTTCGTAAGACCATGCGCCGCCCAAAATAACGAATGGCACATCATCCCAAAACTCAAATTTAGCAACGAGAGCTTGTCCACGAGGAATTGTCCCTAACTTCCTCCAAACCGTCCTAAATGTGCGTTGCCCGACATTTCCCATTGGTGCACGGACTTTGTAGCCATATGTCTGTCCACCGTCCTTGGAAAGCGATAAAAAGACCCATAATCCAGTGGAATTGTGGATGGTAATCCCATTTTCAACGATGATATTAAATCCACTTTCCGTTAAAAGGTCATTTCCCGATTCCGTATCAAGATTTAAGTCTTGAACGGTGCTCATACCATTATCGGCAATGTTACCTTGCAGCAAATCAACCTGAAGCCTATCAATACGCAAACGCTGATAACCAGGCGGTACAATCGCTTTGGTTATTCTCATGCGCCGTATGATTTCGCCATCATTCGTGTAAGTACCACTATCAACCTGATAAAGAATGGGACGCAGATAATTGCCAACATAATTGATGCCGTTAAAATAAGCATGAGTTTGAGCAGGATGTCTATCGCCATCGAGAATTTCTTCTTCATGCCAAAGCTTCCCCTGTTCTTGTGACGGTTCACTCAATGTCACGTTATAAACGAAGGTGTGATTTGCTAAGGTAAAATTCATGCGATAAAAAATGAGACCATTTTCTTTAATCAAAAATGATCGGCAATCTGCGACTTGCTGATCGGCCGCGTACTGCGCCAATTGGAAATCAAGCGCACGATTACTCACAGGAATGGATTGCGTACCGATAACTTCCATCACAGAACCAAGACCATCTCTGTCTTGTGATAAGAAGAACATCTTATCGAAACCAACTGAAACGCTACCGATAGCTGGTGTTCCATACTCCATCAAAAGAGCATTATTTCTTCTGAAAGGCAAATTCGTTCCAATCCCTGCGTTTTCCCAAACTTCAGTGAAAAACTGAGAGAAAAGGAATAATCGCCGATGGAGCGTTCGGCAAGCAACAATGGTTCCTGGGTGGGTTGTGATAGAACCCAATTGCAATTGACCGTCACTCGTAATCGTATTTGTGCCGGTTCCATTAGTGGAAAGCATGATAGGAATGCCAGCAATAGCATTAGCATAGGATGTAGCAACCCTAATGTGCGTCGCATCAAGTCTAATCGCATAGTAAGTGGTTGAGGTTGCTAATGGCATCGGTAATGCGCCACCTGAGTTTGAAACGGTAAATGGCACACCAGTTTGGTAATTAGCAGTGCTTGTCAGAATCAGCCAGTTATTACCTGCGGTATCATCAGCCGTAAATGTTTGGCTATCTGGACCCCAAACGAGACCTTGATTGAAGCTTGATAGCTGAAAGTTATTGGTATCGCCATCGGCTACCACAAAGAAGCCATCCAAATAGCACACATCAATCGGCTTTGGGGGAAATGAGGTGTCCGTAATCATCGTGAAGGTATTAGCCATCGTGTCCCAGATGTAGCCATTTACGCCATCCACGAAGATGACCTGGAATGTATTAGCGTCAATCCCTACATAGCCCGCGATAGTGTTTTGAAGAGTTCCAATCTGAGAGACAACACCTGTTGATGTCATCCTGTAAACGCCACTTCCAAAGACCATGTATTGATTAGTCTGGAAAACAAACTGGCCTCTAGCACCACCATTCGCACCAACAAAAATGAGATTGGTATTGATAAGCCCAGAGGTATTAATGAGAGACTTTGGTTTCTTGCCAAGCGGGTCAATATATTCGAACAAATTCACCGAGCGCTCAGCATCAATGCTGCTCACTCGTTGATTGTTATAACTTCCGACAATGTCATAATCTGCTATCTTACTTGCCATTAGTAGCTCAATATATTGGGCCAGTAGAACGGCTCTGGTGCTGTCATCACTACTGACGGTCTGATAGTCAAATCGGTTTCATTCGCGTTCTTAAGCGTATTGTAGTAATCCATGTACTCGTCCTCATTCGTTTGAGGCCAGTTACCGGATGGGTAGTACGCGAGGAATTTCCGAGCCAATGCGTATTTCAAAAATCCGTAATAGTTAGGCGGCAATTCACCTAACGTATCTTGCTGATCGAGTGAATTGATCATTGACTTCACTTGAATCGAGCAAGGATAGGGTTGATCTGGAATAGGATAGACCGTCACAAAACTTTCATTGTCTTGCTTGTTTAGGAAGATGAAACCAGGTCTTGCAAGAAGATTTGTCTGTCTCACAACACCGTAGTAGGTCGCTTTATTAATGATTCGAAGTGGATAGACCAACTGCGTTGAGCCAGAGGTCGGCACCGTGTAATTCGCCAAAGACAAATCGACAATGCGATCAGCGTTAATATCCGCTGGCACCATATCTGAGATCGAGTAAGTGTCTTTGCCAACCGTAAATGTAAAATTCAGGGTGGTTAAATAGGGAATGTAAATGCTATCTGATGCGAATTTGTCGAGCAACTCATTCAACAAATCCAGACCAGTCGTCAACATAAATGCGTCAGGAGTTTCCCCAACGCCTAATTCGCCCAATAAGAAGAGCGAATTGATTATGACATCGTTAGTCGTCCTGACAATTTGCGCCATAGCATCCGTGCTCCATATATGTCGAAGAACTTAAAAAAAATCGACACATCTCCATGACGTGTCGATTCCATCGACATTACTTCACAGGGAAAGCGACTTTATCGAGTCCTTTCGTGACATCACGAGCCAATTCCTGCGCGTGTTGCCCGTCATTGCACATATAGGCATTGAACTCCATCGCTTCGCCTTTCAGATTTGGTGCTTTAGCGCCATGTCTAGCCTGTTCGTTTTGGACTTTCTTAACGAACTGGTTAGTTGCACTGTGCTCAGCCTCAAACCTCTTCTGACGGCTGTTTGCCATTCCTGCGTCCTTTCCTGGGGACCCGTCGTATCTGTTCTTCATGATTTGGTTCCTCTTTAACTTGGTTTGGATGTTTGAACCATTCACCTGTTGCCAATAACTTTTCGCGTTCCTCGAAAGTGACAACCCTCATTCCTTCAACTTTGTTGTACACGCAAGCTATTGGCATCGGTTCATTCCTTATGAAAGTAACTTAGTTGCGTACTGTGGGTGCCATTTGAAGCCGCACAGAATGTCTATACGCATCAAGTTTTGGTAGCCAAGGATGTCGCCTGTTTGGGTGACAGCCAAGGACAAGCCAGTTTCAGGGTCGATAGCGACACTGGAATAAGGCACTTGGAGCTTATAGAGTGGCGGGCAAACAATGTCTAAACCACGAGCCGGATAAGCCACGTTCACGTTATAGGTTCCAACCATTGTGACCGCTGCATCATCAGGGATTGGGTTGCTCACGTTTTGCAGTGGGCTTCCGCTGTCGCTGATAATGACTGGGTTCACTTGAACGGTGATGTTCCCTGCACCATCAGAGCTTGCATTTGCCGTGACAACAAACTGCATGTTCTGACCAGTGGATTGACGTGAGAGTGGGTTCACGCTATTTACGCCAGCGATAGAGATTAAATCCCCAGGGACGAAATAGTTGGTCACTGTGAATGACGCACCATCCATGACAATAGTGTTACCGCTTGATACGGCACCATTGACAAGTAATGTGTCACCAGAGTGTAAACGAGGACCTGCACCCGCTACGTGCTGAACAATGTTCTGAGATTGGAAGATGTCGAAATAGGATAAGTGACCAATCGCAGATTGACGCACGATGTCTTCGTTGAAAACTGGGGTGAAGTTGTTGAGCAGCGCCGATTTCAAGGAGGAGCCGTCGCGGACCGTCATGGCAAGGTAAGCATCAGAGGAGATGTTTACGCCCTGCTCAAGCAACTTGGCACCAGCCAGATCAACCGTTTGGAACGAGTTGATAGGGGTTCCAGCAGTACCCGTGAAGAAGTAAAGATCAGTTTCCGCAGAGCGGCAAATGTCTCTTTCCATCTGGGTAATGATGTTTTGGATAGCCGGTTGAATGAACATACGGCTGAAATCTTCAATCCGTAAGCTCAAGTCTTGAATGGTGTAAGCGATTAAAGCGTGATATTGGTGAGCAACAGTAATCGTTTCCACAGTTTCGATAATGTCTTGAGGAACGGCTGTTGAACCATCGCCAACAACAAAGTTGTTCTGTCTACGAACCTGTAACGTGTCACCGATTTTATAGCCAGAGTTTTGGAAATCGTCTTGATAAATACGGCTTCCGGTCATTACAAAGGGGGCATTGTTTGCAAACATTGCAAGTGCAGTGTTTGAAACTAACTGCGTGTTAATAAATTGATTAGCCATGTCCAGTCTCCAATTAGTCCGTTAATTGGCGTGCTGGTTTGTCAACTTAAGCGTTGGTGTTTGACAACCTTACGGCTTTCTTTGTCAACCTTAAGCTTATTTCCAGCCCGCTTTCATGCGTTTCCGTAATTCGCTTACGGGGGTTTTGTCCGTAATCACATGAGAGTTGGTCACTGGATTGCTCTTGATCTGACCTAGAGGTCGGGGCTGTGAACCTTTCGATTCGCTACCACCATTGATCAAAGCATGTGACAGTGCAATCAACTCAGATGCTTGGTCTAATGGGTGGAGTTTCGATATGCGTTGAAGTTCAGATGGGTTCTTGCCTAGTTTGTAAAGCACTTCACCGGCGCTTCCTGGGCCTTTGCGTGGCAACATTAAAGCTGCATCACGCATATGAGGTGTAAAAGGTACTTCCTGTCCTCTTACCACATCATCGAAATCTTCATATTTATCCGCAGTATCATCGAGGTGCTTATTCAGTCCCTCATACTGCTTATGAACATGCCTCATTCGTTCAGCTTCTTGGGCTTTACGCTCTTCCATTTCCTTGTGTTGGAGCGCATAGCTCACTGCCTTGTGAATTTGCTCTTCTACATTCCCGCCTTGTTGAGAGGCTGGATTGTATGGATTTGTCGCTTGCTCGGATGGCTGTTCCATGTTTGGTCGAGAACTTAGCTGAGACTGCATATGCTCAAGTTGAGCACGCATGTTCCGCATTTCTCGTTGGTGTTTGCGTTCCTGTCTCCAGACCCGCTCCTTTACACCTTCAGGCAAATCTTCATGATTGCCTTCCCCTTCGCCCCGATGAGTTTCTTTCATCTCTTCGGCGCTTTCCTTGGGTTCACCCAAACTCTCCATCACTTCGCCCGCAAGTACATCCTGTTCTTGACTAGACAAATTCTTCTGATCATCCATATCAGTAAGCTCCACTTCGGCATTCATCATGTGCCCCAGAGATAGATAGATTTATCACCTACCTTTAACTAGCCGCCCTCTGTATAGCGCCAGGAAATCCTTTCCCGTACACCACCATTTTAGGGCGTGAAGTGGATTTTTGTAGTACGACCGGTAGTGGTTTTAATGCCTTTTAACCCCCAGATTTGCGCATATCCGCCAAAATCTTCGCAATTGAGGTCGAAAAGTCCATATCAGCCTTACGCATTTCCATGTTCATTTTCTTATCATCCATTCCCATATCGGCTGCTAATTTCTTAGCTTTCATTATGAGTTCGGCTTTTTCTAGCTCATGTTTCTCATTTCTGATGCGTAATTCTTCAGCACGTTCCATAATCTGCTGTTTCTTAAGTTCGATCTCAGCCTGCATTTCCTGCATCTGGCCTTGCATCATCTGCTCTTGAGGAGATGGCGGTTGAGGAGGCAACTGTTTACCTTCTTCTTTTGCCACGATCTGAGGTGGAACCAATGTCTTAAAGCGTTCGGCCATTTGTGGCATAAACTGCACATCAAGGTTCTTAGCCCAGAGGTCAGCAATCAATGGGAAGGCCTGTGGATAGGCTTGTAAGGTCTGTTGTAGGAACTCAAGCGCAATGTCCTTCTGTACGGCAAAAGAGGGTCCAGTATCGATTTCAACGTCAAAGTCGCCACCGGCTACCTGATTAACGATCTTGTCATCCACCACTTTATTCAAAGTGACAGGCTCAGATTGACCATTTTTGCGGGTCAAGATAATCGCCCGTTCATCATCGCCAATGACATATGGCAAGAGGTCATTCACAATCCGACCACCCTGCTCAATGGCTTGGTTCAGATTATCGAAGAACACATAAGCTGACATCGAGCCTTCTAGTTTCCGCTCACGCCGTGCTTTGCCAGAGATGTCACGTCCTTGGAGAGCCTCTGTTTCCGAGAAGCCAAGGATTTCTTTAATGTCTTGGCCTGATGCCTGAGAGGCATTAAATAGCCCAGGAGAGACTTCCCATGCGGGTTGCTTTATAGGCATTTGACCAGTCTTTGGGTCTGGTTTTGCCATTAAAGCGCCCATTTGAAGCTCAGGATTACGCCATTGCTGTTCGTAGCCAATGATATTGTCAGGAGTCGCTACCCATTGCTCACGGCGTCTGTTTTTGAGTTCAGCGGCGAGTTCTGAGCGAGAATAATTTAGAAGCTTCTGTGCATCGCGTGCCTCGTGGATAAAGGATTTGGTATATTGACGCCCTTCAATGTAATAAGAATCGCCATCCACAAATGGAATTGGCAATTGACGGGAAGGCCATTCAGAGAAGTCAATGATCATGTCCCGAATCATTCGGTATTGCATAATATGGTAATCTTGCGTCTGTCGCTCGGCCTCAATATGAGGTATTTCCCTACCGATTATCTCGCCAACAATGCGATCTTTAATCCATTCCTTGCCACCTTCAAAACGCTTCTCACGTTCCTTCCATTCATCTTTCGTAATGATTTCACCATTGGAAAGTCGAAGAATAATGAGCGGAAACCATTCTTTGCGGAACTCATCACAGACACAGATGGTGTCACGGGTTTGCCATTGGAAGTCGAGTAGCATGTAAGGGTCGACAAACGATACGGGATTTATTACATAGGGATAAGTGGCAAAGAACTCATCCCTAGTGTAGATGTAACGTCTTGAGCACCAATTGCCATCGCCTTTATGGGGCTTTGTAGCAGTTGGGTCCCAGGAGCACATCGTTGCATCAGGGATGATGTCATAGCGTATAATCTTATGGAAGCTTCGAGGTGATTCATAATCGACGCAAATTTGGAAAGCACCGAAACCCATCATGAGGGCGGATTTGAATGCAGTTTGATAAATTAAGTCGTTTTGACTCTGATAGGATATTGTTCTTACTAGATCAGCCCGAAGGTTTATTTCTTCTTGAGTTGCCCTACCAGTTAATGACCTTACAATTAAGTCCGGCTTATTTTTTCTTTGCTCACCTGCGATCTTTTTGGTTGAATCATAAAGCTTGTTAAACGTCATCGCAGGTTTAAAAAGCCTTGTGAACTCAGACCGCTCAACAGCCGTCCACTGATCACGAAGTACGAAATTCATATCATCCTTACCACGGACGATGTTTTCGTTAAAGTAGGAGTTCCAAGTATTTAAGTCCTTATTGGCTTGCTCAAGGACATCGCCTTCATCAATGCCAGCTTCATTCAGCCTAGCAATACGGCGGTCTTCCATCTCATTTATTTGGTCAGGCGTTAATTCGCCATTAACGTCATGTTCTTCACGTTCCATATTCACCATCCTTGGCTAATGAATCGTTTCTACTAATTTGCTACCAAATCATCCTGAGTTGGTAGTTGTCAGACAAGACACGGCCGGTACCGAACCATTTAACGCCATCTCTTAAGGCGCACCAACATGTCTGATTGGCCTATTTTCCCTATCTTCTTTGCTTAAATGTCATCCCTTTCGGGGCAGTTAGATAAGCTCGGTCAAAGTATCGTCAGCCAATCCATATCATACTACGCAGCAGCCGGAACCGCTTCTACCTTTTGAACCACTTTCCAATCATCTGCGTTTAAATCAGCTACCAATGGAAGCCAATTGCCAGCATTGGGATTAGGTTGAGTTAAAATCTTCCAGATGTAAAGCATACCAGGCAAGAGCACCACATACTCACCGGTTGCGTCCCATGCCGCACGAGCCACATATTTTCCAGCCATCAAAGCTTCCAAAGCATCAGTAAATTTCATATCCAATCCTTATGATAAATGAGAAATTAATAGTTTTTGAACCTTATTCATACATTCTGTATAGAATATAGACGATTTGTTCTTGGTATCATCGAACAAGTCCTCTATCTGCACCTTGATGGAACCGCGATTTTCCAATGCGCGGGCATTGTTAATCACATTGATCGCCACCATATACTCTTTAATGAATGCCTTCTTTAAAGAGTCCAAGCGCTTCTCAAGTTTTTCAACTTGGTCCGCACATAGTCCGCTAAAGTCACAATCCATCTTTTCTTCCTCCTTGAAAGTAAAATATCGTGAATCTCATTTAGAGCGATTTGCATAGATGCACAGGCTCGCTCTACTGTCTTCCTGTTCTCCTCTATAGCGTCTTGAAGCTTCGTCCTGATCATGCACATTTCACAATAAACATACGGCTTGAACTGGCATTTATCACAACGAACCTTATAGTCTTTGGCGTCCATTAATACCCACTCTGTCCATCGTTAAACCCATCTCGATAACCTTCCCGATACTTTGTCATACAAAGTTCAGAGAGCTTATCGATCTTGTCATCAAGCTTCTGCAAGAAGCAGCCGAGTAGATATTCAAACCGATCTTCCATTGATTTCTCTGAACGTTGCTGCACGCCATTAGGTTCAACGAAAGCCTTTTGTGAACACGTTCCATTACAAGTCTGCGCCCATGTTCCATCTGGATTTTTACAAAGACATGCCATTAAATGACCCTCACAGCTTCAGCTTGATTACCTTTTTGACCTTTAACAACATTAAACTCAACTCGGTCCCCTTCGGTTAAAGATTTATAACCATTACCTTCGATTGCTCTGAAGTGAACGAAAATATCTTGTCCCTCATCAGTCACGATAAATCCATACCCTTTTTGCGCGTTAAACCATTTTACTGTTCCTTGCTCTTTCATTTTTATTACCATCCTTTAGTTAATAAAACCCTATACCCCATACAAATTTTTACTGCTTTGTACATACTTTTTATTCTTCCGTGATTGTACTGACGGAAGAAACCGTAAAACCAAATCACTTTTTTAAAGCGACTTAGCCCCATACGATACCTTTTCCTTCGCATGATACACACTCATGCTCAGCTAATTTATCAGTCTCCAATCTAAATCCTTCTCCATCACATGCAGGACATTTATGCGGATTTAATTTAGAAGCAATCAATTGATAATCACCGCTAAAATGTCGTTCTATCTTAGTAAGTCTCTTATTATCCTTAGCCAATTCAGATAAAATCTGTTTCATGTTTCTAGCATCTGATTGATACAACTCTTTCAATTCTTTGCTTGAATCGCCTAATTTATCCACGATTCTTTCTACATCTTGGAGCCTAATATCAAGTTCAGTAGGAAGCTCAACAATGTGACTCAATCGATATTCAATATCTTTAACTTGTCCTTGAATATCATTAATCAATACTTCACACCCTTTTTGCCATGTTTCAATTGTTTGTCGCATAGAATGTAAAACTCTTGCATCAACTGTTCCATTTGAAATTGCGGCAATTGTTTTCTTGAGATCATTTATTTTTTCTTGACAATCACGAACCATTGCTAAGGCACAACCGCATGGAATTTCTTCCTTGCACCATAAACAATAATCCACTTTTGATTTCATTTCTTTTTCACAACTCACCATTTTAAATTCCTCAGTTTGGATAAAATTGAACTTCTTTAAATATCGATTGCTTGTCGATATAAGGCTGTTGCAGTCCTTGCGTAATAAAACATTTCTCTTCAATTTCCATTTCAAAGAGAGGAATAATATCGTTCTTGTAATTAGGATTGCGCGAAACATTTTTAAGATGTCTGCAAATAGAATTAAGTGCTAACTCTTTACTTGCCGTATATATTTCAGCAGCAATCGCAATTAAATAATTCGATCTTACTTTTCCTTCGTACGCTTTTTCCATACTCTTTTCTTTGCGAATCGTATGACGATCAAGCTGGTATATTTGCGGTTTTAATTTTGAAATGTTTAATGTAATTCTCTTGTGTCTTGCAAGATCAAGATGAAATGTTGCTTTCCTAATCGCTTCATCTTCATCGTTTCCAGTCACAATACATTTACCAATTTCAAAACTATCTTCATGCTCAATCTTAAATCTCACTTCATACAATTGCATAACGGCTCCTTGTTATTTAAGCTTAGAATATCCTTAGCACTGGGTTATACATATCCACTTTATTCACAGGCGCTTTCTCAGATAAAATGCGATCAGCAGCAAATTCCATTGCAATATACTGCTCAGCATCAGCTATATGAGATGCCATGTTTTTATGTGGAATCTCTTTGTAGCGCTCCTCGCCACTAACGCTTATGCGTTTATAAATATAATCCTTGGTCTTACCACGACGTAAAATTGGACACCCTTCACGCGATAAAATATAAGCAGGTTGGCCGTCTATCATGCTGTTTAGGAAGTACCTGACAGCGCCAATACGAGGCTCAAGATCGTTAGTTCTCGCTGGATTAGTGTTGACACCGAGAGAATTAAGTTCACCGATACAAGACAATTCTTCCATGATGTCATCGCCAGCAACTCCAGAAGGATCAGCGTAAGACATACCAATCTTGTTGTATGGAAAGTCTCTTTGTAACGAAGGTAAGACAACATTTTTCGCAAACGTCCTTATTCCCATATCCTCGGAGGTATATTCCTTTAAAATGCGTAACTGACCGCGAGGACTAATTTGAACGACCAGACAAGCTGGAGTAAGACCAAAGTCCCAACCCAAATGTATAGGCTCGCCTTGAATAGCCACGATGCGAGGGACAGAGTGAATGTCATCGTTGTACTCAGGATATACTTTCTTACCGAAGCCGACACTTCCATATTCTCCTAGGCAATACACCTTGACAAAGTCTTCTGTCTGACCTTCTGCCAGTTTGGTGTAATAGTCGTGAGCCAGATTATTAGCATTATCACATTTAGGATTTTGATACCATTTGCCGTCTTCATTTTTCAGAAGTCCTGGCGGCTGGTGATAGATTCGATAAGACTCCAAAGCTTTAAGTTCAAAGTCTTTGTATATCCAGTGATCAACATCAGGGGGGTTCGTATCAGCAATAATACCAGACCAATAGGGCTTGTCACAGAAAGCACGAGAAGGATAGCGGTGATTGACACGGCCTTTAAAGTGAGAAAGAGCACCTTGCGGAACTTCAGATAGCTCATTAATGTAAGCCCCTGTGACTTCCAAAGATTTAATCTTTCGCAAATCTTCTTCCCTATCAAGCGCAATAAAGATGAGTTCAAGTTCGACTACTCCTAAGCCATCATTGAAGGTATGTTCATACGTGAGTAACGGTTTCTGTCGCTTTCTAATATCACCCAACTCGCCAAACCAGGTAAGCCAGGTTTGTAAGGTGGTGGATTGTAATTCGCCACTAGTATTACGGACGATTGCCCATCTTGCTCGCCTTCGTCCGGCGTGCCATATCGGCATTGCACAAGCTGATCGAACAATGTGATTAACGCAGAGCGTACTTTTACCACTTCCATAAGGCCCAATGACGAGATTAACAAATTCATTAGAAGCATGAAAAATATTACCAGTCGGAGTTGGAATATAAATCTTTGGCTTATCGCTTGCATAAATAATCGTTGCCTCCGTGTCAAATCGAATGTGCTGAGTCATTCCGATACGTCGTTGTGACTCAAGGACATCAAATCTTTTTTGGCAATCAGCAAACGATAATGTCATTGAGGCTTCCTATGCAGAAACCGATCGTCATTCGGACGTCTCGGCTCCTTGTATTTTTCATGCGTGCTAAAACGCAGACCACAACGAAGACATTCACGTCTTCTCGTAATCAAGTTCCTGTTCTCATCATGCCGCGTATCAACTACGCTACTATGCGGGTACTGACATCCTTTGCATTGCATGTTTACTTCCTGTAAACGCCCTTGTTAGCTTCTTCTAAAGAAGGTGCACGTTTAGCAGCCGAATTGGTTGGGTGCTTAGGCATCGTTTCTTTAGACGGATAGACGAAGTTCTGGTTGTAACGAACTTCTTTGCTAATGCCATTTGGCATATCAAGTGCGACACATTCTTGTTTGACTTCTTCCATGATTGCTCTCCTTATTTGCGAACGCCCATCAAAGTACGATGCGCATGAACCTTTTTCACATGGCCTTTGCCTAACATCTTGTTGGCTTTGGCATCAATCTTTTCCTCAGATGACTTAGAAAGTTTTCCTTTTTTAACCATCTGTGAAGCACGAGCTTTTGCATTTTTAGCATGTGACTTATCAGGCATGGGGTACTTCTTTTCGCCTGGTAAACCGAAGTCACTTTTCGGTAACTTCTTTCGCTTCTGACTTGAGAGCTTGGACATTGTGATTGCCTCCTTGGCGTTCTAGTTGCTCCAATTTACGATTAAACTCAATGACAGCAGCGTTTGGACTAAAGAACTTCCACCAACGGCGTTCTAAAATCCAAGCGGTTGCTTGCCATCTTTCGGGTTGTGATTCGATTACATCTAGGAGTTTTCTGATCTTTTCTTGCTCAGTGTTCTTTAAGTCCTGCAAAAACTGGGCGTAGTCGGACTTAATGTCCTTCTCTTGGTCATCCAGTCCTTGTTCGAGCCAATAGTAGAGGGTCCTCTCACAAATACCATTAGCCTGTGCAGCTAATTCGTAAGGGATTTTGTTAGCAATGCTGGCTAAGATAGCAGCACGCCTCTCTGGTGTGAACTTATCGGGCCTTCCAGTAGGAAGTCCAGTCCTTTTGCCCATTATGCAATTCCTTTGCAACAATACGCGACAAGAACATCTTACATCAAAATGCTAATGTATCAAAACATATCCTCGTTTAAGTCGCCGTTTGGACAATCGATCAAATTCTTTAAGTAATTTATCTCGATTATCGCAAATGATAGTGCGCATACGGCACACACGGCGCCCACCAAAGACAATGCGTATAACCAGTTCATTTGTCACTTCCAAATAATAAAAACGCCCGTTAGTCGGGTTTTCAAATTTAAGCATGATGGCTCCTAATCGCCATCCTTAGCTAGCATGATTCCATTCAAGGTTGATATGAATTTCAGCTTTGGAGAGATTACCAACACTATCAACCAAAGCGCAAATCCAATCGCCATGTTCATGCTCTAATCCTTCAAGCTTGCTCTGAGCCTCTGAGTCATTAACAATCTTTTGGACGAGTCCTCGCACGTCAGTGGGATGAGCACCAAAAGCAGATGCAAGGATAGGTATTGCGTAACCTGAAGCAAGCCCAACAGGACCACCAATAGCAGCGCCAATGCTAGGCGCAAACTTCGAAATAATAGGTAAAGCATCGCTGAATAATTCCTTCAATTTCATATTTCATAAACTCCTGTCAACATTCCCTGTGCCAGAGAGGCGGCACGCCCTTTTACTTGTTCAGCCCATTTGCTTTGAATCATCTCAAAAGCGGCTTGTTTGTAATCCAGTTTCGAGAGAGCTTCTATCATTTTTTCAAACTCTAAGAACTTTTTCCATCCCATAAAGCACATATCGATCAAAACAATTTGTCTATCAGTGCCTATCGATTGGAACCAAGGGAATGAGCTAAGCTGATTGTAAAAGTAAGTGATGTCTTTCAGGTATTGCGTGTTAATCCATTCATCGTCGATACCACGATCGGAGAGGTTATAGCCTATTCCAATCGTGATTTTGCCCACGGTATCGACATACGGATATTTACGATATTCTTCATGCGATACAAGGGATTTTCTCAATTTCTGCATCATTTCTGGCGTCATGCTTTTCCTCCTTATCCTCCGTGACAGCAATAGTCACTGTATCACAAGGGCGAGAACACCTCTCGCAAGCATAATAATCCAGCTCAATAAATAGATTCTTTTTGCAACAACGGCTAACAATCATTCAGACATTCCTTATCCAATAGTGAAAAAAAACCCCGCTTTTGGCGGGGCGTTAGTCCAAAGGTCTTTTACTTAACGAGGAGTGGTTGCATCAGGAGCGGACTAACTATAAATCACTCTACGGATAGTCAAGCTGCGGGTTTCGTAAACGAAAGATAGTGCAGAAACATTTCCTTTGCGATTTCGAAGCCCCTTGCGACTTCTGCGTAATATCCCTTATCACGCAAATAATTTAACCATTCTTGTTGCTCAGGGGTCAATTTTCCTCCTTTGAGCGCTTTCATTTCTACATAAAAACCATGAAAATGTCCAGAGGGAAGGGGCACCTCAATATCAGGAAAACCCTTAGAGACACCCATCCTTTTCAGGTTCACAGCCTCCAACATATGCCGTTTGCCCCCATTCGGTGAATGATTACATCGAAACCCTTGCGCATGTAACCAATTAACGAACTTGATCTGTTCCAGTCTTTCGTCCTGTTTGACTGGAGCCTTCGCCCGAAACCTGACAATCCTTGTCATGTTCAATCTCTCCAAAAAGTTGTTTAAGAGCGCCAAAGTATTTGGTTTTGTACCGCTTCCCCTTCTTTTGAAATGCGTAATCTTTTTCCAATTGTTTCACGTCCTGTTTCACGTAGAACACCTCCTTGTGTTCACCGAACGCTTAGTGGTCCGCCCATCGGTACACTATCCGTTCGGTAAATTTTTGATCACTTTTGGCATATACTTCAACTGCGCTTCCAAATCCCAAAAGCAATCCAATGCTTTCTGGATGTCATCGCGATTCTCAGCAATCACCTCTTTGGCATATTCCCTCAGCCACTCGATATCATCACCGCCATAATGATCTGATATTTTTTTGATCAAATTACAGATTTCGTTCTTTTTCGCTATCCATAGCGCATGGTTCATGAAATCAGTCCCAATATTTATTCACTCTATAAGCTCCATACGAGCGTTTAGGGCGATCTTTATCTTGAGGGGTATCTACCCTAGGTGGATTGTTTTTAATACGCTCCATTGCCTCAATTTCGCGCATATACGTGATTCTGTCGTACCAATCGGAGGGGTCCAGCGTTCCGGCAACGATTTCATCCAATCCAAGAAGGTAACGTTTGCGTTCGTTGAAGATGACCTCATCGAACTTCCGGCCACTAACCTGAATGGCGTCCTTGTCCCATTTGGGGTGGTCTTGCGGACATAACCGCGCTTTGTCCTTCTTCGCCATTTCCTGGTATTTCGCCATTCGCTCTCGCCATCCAAGAATCTCTTCGTGAGAAGGCACTTTGGACGGCGGCTCTGGAAGTGCTATTTTGGCTCGGTGGTCTTCTAGCAATCCCTGGGCCTTCTCAGGGTTTACCCTAAATAGCGCAAGGGCTTCCTGGTAAGCACGCGCAAATTTGGGGCGCAGTACATCGTCCTTGTCATGGGACATATCCCAGTTCCCGACGTTCTGGTAGGCAATGCTGATAATGGGATGGGTAAAGTCTTTGCGGATGGCTTTCGCCAAGGCTTCGTCTAAGGTCGGGACGCCGGAGGCTTCATCACAGAAGCGCCTAAACTCCGCCAAAGAGGGGGGCCACTCTAATTCGGTTCGACAGCGCATGAGCGCAATCTTGATTGATTCAGCACTGACGCCAGCTAATCCTTCAGCCCAATCTTCCCACCACATGCGCACCATCTCATCGCTCACGTAATGGCGTGCGAACTTCTCGCCATAGAGCGTGGTGAAACGCAGAAACAGGAGCTTGGTTAGCTCGATTGGTAAATTATCCATGAACCTTCATCCGTGTTAGTTCATTTTGCACATACGAAGCGCACGCTCTACGCCTGACTCCTTTTTGCCAGTAGATGGAGATTGGTCATCAATCTCGTCTTCCCATCGTTCCCATCGCAGGTAGGTTTCGGGATAAGGGATGAATTGCTTATCTAGCCATTGCTTATCAGCTAGTACCTGTTTGCCTAATCTATCGATGATGTAATCCGCTTTCTCGGTGAGTTTCTTTTCACACCAGACTACCCATGCGCGGCGCTTGTCCTTTTTGCGCGGGTAGATTTTCCAAAAACGATTAAAGGGTTCGTCATCATCGCTGGTTCGCGCATCGCCAGATGCGCAAGAGCTTTTAGTGTTTGTTTTTTTATTATTGTTATTTGTATATATATTATTTGTAGCTTGTCGTAACCGACCGTCGGTAACCGTAGGCACGGTTTTTGACGAACGGTGCGCATTTTCGTCCTTCGATTTTTCTAACACATTGATTTTAAAAGAAAGTCCATCCATGACCGTCAGAGAGAAATGCGCAAATTGGCCTTGCGCATCTCTCATTTGCGCAATGCGCACGAGGTCATGTTGCGCAAGCTTTTTGAGGAGGTTATCGAGTTTGCGCGTACCGAGCTTAAAATGATCACATAATTGGTTTTTGTAAAATTCCCAGTCTTGCGGAAGGCTTGCGAGGTAAACATATAGTCCGAGACATTCAACATTCGTAAGTAGTTGTAAAACATGATTGGGGAAGGTAGTAAAATTACTAGAAAGCTTATCAACAACAAATTTCTTAACTGCCATAGCATTATCCTTTTTTTATGGTTGACCTATCCGTAGTCGCAGCTATAATTAAGATACGCGTAAGGTTAGGATAACCTGAATTAGTGAAAAGTACGCCTTGCTATCAACAGGGCGTATTGCCTTCCTCCCATAATATAATCCCCCTGCAAGAATTTGTCTCTATTTCTCATTAGTTTATTTATACAGTTGCGTAATAGTGAGCTTTGATGTATATTAATGCTATTGTATAACTACTCAACAATGGGGAAGAGAAAAATGAAGGAAACCAAGACCTTTAATGTGATAATGCCGAAAGAATTGTGGGCTTTCTTAAAGAAGAAAGCGTTAGAAGAAGAAACTTCTATGGCGCAATTGATCAATCGTATTGTTGAAAAAATGAAAAGAAAAGACGAAAAGAAAGACTTGCAAAATGACGATGCTAATGTATAATTGTATTGAGACTTAACGAGCTTGCTCTACTAAAAGTAGACTAGCGATAAAAAGTAAACATAAGGAGAAAAAGTAACATGAGCAAAGATGTTCTAAAAAAGGTGGGAACGGAAGTTAGTGAAGATGTTCTCATTTCCTTAAAGATACTTGCGCTAAAGAAGAGAGTATCACTTGGAGAATATGTTAAAGATGTTTTAGACAAACATGTTTCCGGAAAGAGTAAGGTGATAGATACGGCTGAAGAGGTTACGTAAAAGAGTAAGGCGACTGATTAGAAGCTACCAACTTCTAACCAGTCTACATTAAAGACCCTTGATAGGAGACATCTAATGAGTAAGGCCATTAATAGCAAAATAAATGGTGATTATCAACTGATAATTCTAGCAATAGAATTGGTACATAAAGTTTTTAATCTCAGAGATTGTAATGAAACACTAGCGAAGAACCCACATGTCATCAAAGCATGTGAAGCCGCTAGAAACTGGAATGAGCTATTTATTCAGATTGTTATCTCTCCAAGAAAAGGAGGGAAATAACATGAACGCTACTGCTGAATATTTAGAGTACGTAAGGGAAATGGTAGATGAGTACAGTGTGGACATGATTTATTGTCCCATGTGCGAAGTAATACACGAAAATAATTCAAACTGTCAAAGGAATGACTAACATGAATTATCCTAAAGATATTATCCGATTCGTCGAAGATGTCATAAGCGATTACGCCAAATATGACGGAGACTCAGACAGCTACCACGTTGATATAGACGACCTTCCTGACTTCACACGTTATGAATTTGCAGTGAAGATGATGTCACTCGATGACATGTTAGCATCAGAAGCAACGGGGCCTGACAATCCAGATTACGAAAAGAAAATGCTTCCAGCACTCACCCGCTATCTCATGAACTCAACTGATCGAGATGAAGAGATAGAGTTCTGTAACGCATGGCGTGAAGGGGTTTCAGCATACTTCAACAACACTTTCCAAGAACTTTTAGATGAGTACGGTCATACCAAACGCTGTGATGAGATGCACGATGCGGGGTTTCATCAGCGAATGATGCCTGATAACGGTGAAGTCTATTGGAGTAGATACTAATGAATCTATCTCAATGGCAAGACTTTTTCATGTTCCTATCCGTAGGACTGTTAATGGCAAACATTTTAATTTATCCAGAGAAGTGGTGATTTATGGGTTACGAAAAAGATGAAGACGCATACTACTGTGACAGATGCGAGGAAAAGATTCCGCCAGAAGATGATGCGTATGAAGTGAAGTATGGTTTTATCTGCGAGTCTTGCGCTTGCAGGGATTGATGCTCAGATGCTTCTACCAAGAGGCATCGAAGGATTTATCCGGCCCAATGGGGGCATATTAACTTAACTAAAGAGGTGTACCATGAGTCTAAGAGGTGTTAAACCGAAGGCCATACAAAAAAGGTTAAAAGCCTTTTTCTATGGTGCTGCTAAAGTCGGTAAGACCACAGCGGCAATTCAGTTCCCAAAACCATACTTAATCGATACTGAACGTGGAGCAGAGAACGACAAATATGTCAATATGCTCGAAAAAGGTGGTGGTGTTATCTTCCAAACTAATGACTTTGAGGAAGTAGTCAAAGAAGTCAAGTCTCTCCTGACCGAGAAACATGAGTTTAAAACGCTCATAATTGACCCTTTAACTACCCTTTACAACGACTTGGTGGAGAAAGCAGGAAATAAGGTTGGCACGGACTTTGGTCGCCACTATAATGAAGCGAACAAAAGAGTCAAGCACTTATACAATCTGTTGCTCAGGCTGGACATGAATGTGATCATCACATCCCATGCCAAGAATGAGTATGGGCCGAACATGACGGTGATGGGACAAACATTCGACTGCTACAAGAAAATGGATTATCTCTTTGATCTCATCCTTGAGATTCAGAAAAGAGGTAAAGATCGTGTAGCATTAGTCAAAGGCACTCGCCTAGATGGCTTCAAAGAAGATGAAGTCTTTCCCTTCTCCTATGAAGAAATATCCGATCGCTACGGCAAAGAAATTCTTGAGAAAGATTGTGAAGTTCAGAAACTTGCTAACCCTGAGCAACTTAAAGAGTTACGCAGAATGATTGAGCTTCTCAATATTCAACAAGATGTCATCGACAAAATGTTAAAGAAAGAGGAAGTCGAAGATTTTGAGTATATGTCTGAAGAATATACTCAGAAATGTATTGAGCATTTTAAATCTAAAATTCAAGGAGAAGCCGCATGAGTTACGCATTTCAACCAATGACAGAGGAAGAGTTAAACGCAGCTAATTTAGTAGATGATGGTGTTTATAACTTTGAGGTAATTAAAGCTACAAAGAAAACATCATCCAAAGGAAACCCAATGGCCGAATTAAACATTCGGTTCTGGGATAACGAAGGTGTTGTTCATACCATGTTTGATTATCTTGTGTTCTCACAAGTTCCGTTGAACATCAAGAAGGTCAAACACTTCTGTGATTCCACTGGCTTATCAGAAGAATATAAGCGCGGTGAGTTACCTGAAGAGTTAGTGGGTCTTTCTGGAAAGTTTGAGTTAAAGACCCAGGAAGAACAACCCAATGGTAAAGGTGGTTTCTATCCTCCAAAGAATGTTGTCAGCGATTATGTGATGACAGGTAAAGGAGCGGTTAAAGCACCAACAGCGGATGAGTTCGATACAAATTCGGATTTACCATTTTAATAGGACGATGTATGAAACACACACGGAAAGTAATTCATATCGTGAAACATGTCCCCACCGGTGCAGAAGTGCCGGTGGTGATAGATAAGATGAACGGTAAAGTCATCGAGCAGTATCACGAGCACACGGATAAGAGAAAAGGATTTAGTTTGCAGATGTTGCAAGATAAATGGGATATGTCGCGTGAAGATACTCTTGAGTTATTGCAAGAATATCAGATACCTGCGCATGTCAACTTTCAACAAGTGCAAGCACTTCCAAATGGTTCAATGGCTGTTGATGTAGCAATCTTCTTTGAAGAATATATTTTTGCATTAGAGAAGAAAACTAAAATGCCACACAAGAAACTAAAACCAAGATTTATGTACGATCATAAGGAACATTGATATGGATTTTAAAGAAGCAACAAAAACTTTGAAAGAAGGAAAAAGTGTTAGAAGAAAAGCATGGGATAAATTCATGCACCTTAAAACTATCACTAAAGATATTATCGTCATGAATGGAGAACCAGCAACCGTTCCTGATTACCAAGTCGTGAGAGGATTTAGACAAGAAGTAATTCCTTTTCTTTATGACTCTAGCATTATGTTATCTGAAGATTGGGTGGTAGTTGATGAAGATAAAACATTAATTGATTTTCCGACAGCAGTTGATAAGTTAAATCAAAAACAAAAAGTAAGATTACAAGAATGGCCTAAAACAACCTTTCTTGAAGTCGATGTAACAAAAGCA